GATATGAAAAAGCTAAAAGGATTTATACAAAGAAGTACGCATTTTGTAGTTAATGAAAAAGGAGAATTAGTATTTTTAAGTGTATCATTAGATTTTGCTAATTTAAAAGCAGAGGATATATTATTACATCATCCAAAGAAGTTAGTTTGTGATGGTGGAGTATATAAAGCATTTGAGGTATTGAAATATAATTATTGATAAATATTTGATAGTAAGAAAAAAGAAGTTATATTTAGATTCTTTGTTTAAGGTTGAACGCAATTGTAACTTATTGCTTTCTTATTTTGTCTTATAGCTTTAACCCATGTTATTATATAGCATGGGTTTTTTGTTTTCTAAGAATAAGTTATTATATTTGAACATCCGATACATGACATAGTCAAAGTCAATTCTTTCCCATTGCATTAGTTTGTGATGGGTTTTTTTATTATATTGCAGTTCGTAACTCTTATACATAGGTTAATTCCTAATCATTTGGTAGATGGTGGTATAATTATATTCTTATAAATTGGTTTTACCTTACTATTAATTTAGTAGGGTTTTTTTATGCCTAAAATATAGATTTTAAATACAAACTATTTTTTATAACTTAGCGTTTAGATTATAAGACTAAATAAAGATATATGAGCGATAAAGATAACAACTACTACGGAGGGGAAAACAACACATACGAAGCTATTAAGGTTATTCATGCACACGAGTTAGGTTTTGATTTAGGTAATGTAGTAAAATACGTTTTAAGAGCAGGAAAAAAGAATAAAGAAACTGAAATACAGGATTTAGAAAAGGCTAAGAATTATATTGATTATAGGATAAAAGAATTGAAGAAATGAAAAGTGTAAGAAGGAATAAGAAGGAATTGAAGAAGAAGTTGAAAAAGAATTGTTTGCAAAAATTGAATATTTGGAAGACTAAAGAGTTTCAGGAACTATCGGTACATAGTTTTGCAAAATTTATGAAGATGTGTGTTAAAGAAGAGAAACAATTATAAACTTAAAGTACGTTAGCTATGAGTGATGGAAGATTTAAAAAAGGTAATAGAGATGCTGAAAAATGGAGTTTAAAAGATGCTGAAAAGATATTTTTAATAGCATTGGATTTTGCGAATGATAATGATGAATGTTTATGTGTAGAAGATGCAATACATCACACAAAAATACCTTATTCAACATTTTATAATTTAGCTAAAAAACATTCCGTTTTAGAGGATATTAAAAAAGACATTAATAGAGCAGTACTTAGAAGGATTAATAAAGGGGGCTTATTAGCAGAGTTTAATCCTGCTATGAGTATTTGGAGATTAAAACAATTAGGAGAGCAGGATGTAAGCAAAACAGATATTACAACTAATGGAAAAGATGTAAATAATACTCCTATTGTTAATTTTGTGAAAGCAGATGATTGATATTAATGATAAGTATAAAACGTTATTTACAAATACTGATAAAAGATATTCAATTGTAACAGGTGGACGTGGTAGTGGTAAAAGTTTTGCAGTAACATTATTTTTAGTGTTACTAACAGAACAAGCTAATGAAGTAATATTATTTACTAGATATACTTTAATATCTGCACACATTTCTATTATACCTGAGTTCTTAGGAATGATAGAGTTGTTAGGTTGGGAAGATAGATTTACAATTACAAAGGATCAAGTTGTAAATAAAATCACAGGTAGTAAAATACTATTCAAAGGTTTGAAGACATCAAGTGGTACACAAACTGCTAACCTAAAGTCTTTAAGTGGTGTTACTTGTTGGGTATTAGATGAGGCAGAGGAACTAATTGATGAAAAAGTATTTGATAAGATAGATTTATCTGTACGTTCTAAGAATGCACAAAACAGGGTGATAATGATTTTAAACCCATCAACCTCTGAACATTTTATTTATAAGAAGTGGTTTGAAAATGGAGAAAACAAAAACACCTGTTATATTCACACAAGCTATTTAGATAATAAAAAGAATTTAGATGAATCTATTTTAGAGGAAATTGAATTGATGAAAATATCTAATCCTAAAAAATATGAACATGTTATATTGGGTGGCTGGTTAGATAAAGCAGAGGGTGTAGTATTAACAAATTGGAAAAAAGGAATATTTGATACATCTATTCCTGCAATGTACGGGATGGATTTTGGATTTTCTAATGATCCAACTACACTAGTTAAAGTTGGTGTAAATTGGAAACATAGAAAGCTATTTGTTAAGCAGATGCATTATGCAAAAGATAAAGGTACAGGTGATGTTGTTAATATTTGCAGGACCATAAAATCTAATGCGTTAATTATTGCAGATAGTGCTGAACCACGTCTAATAAGTGATGTTAGAAAAGAAGGTATTAATATTACTGCATGTATCAAAGGTCCGGATAGTATAAGAGCAGGAATTAAATTACTACAGGATTTTGAAATAATAGTAGATCCTAATTCACATGATATAATTAAGGAGTTTAATAATTATGTTTGGAGTGATAAAAAAAGTAATACACCAATTGACAATTTTAATCATATAATTGATGCTATTAGGTACGTGGTATTTTATCAAAAGCACAAAATTAAAACAGTTCGATTTAACAGAAGGTAATTAATATTATGGCTGAAAAAATAAAAATATCAGATTTATTTGATTTTAGTGATGTACAAGATTTACAGGAACTATATAAAAGATTAGAACAGATAAACCAAATTTACAAAGAACTTGCTAAAAATATTAGTCAAGAATCTAAAGTAATTAATAAAGGTTTAGAAGAGAATGTAAAAGAAGTTGAGCAATTAGCAAAAGCCTTAAAAGGTGCAGGTGATAGTGCAGATATTAAAAAATTATCTGATGCAATTGAAAAACAGGCAGAGGTAAATAAGAAACTAACTGCACAAAATGAAAAACTAACTACTCAAAATTTAAAGTTAAAACAATCTCAAAAGGAGGTTAATGAAGAGGGTAAAGAAGCAGCACGTTTACTAAAAGAACAAGATAAATTAAAAGCTAAAATTACTGCAGCTACAGGAGAGGAAGCAAAACAAAATGCTATCCTAAAATTAGAGTTACAAAGAGTAAATAAGGAAACAAAGGAACAAGCAAAGCAATTAGGAGGATTAGAAAACGCATACCAAAAATTAGTTAGAGAACAAAGAGAAGCAAAGAACGAAGCTAAACGATTAGGTGCAGAATTAGGTACAACATCAACTGCGTTTTTAAAAGCACAAAAGAACGCTCAAAAATTAGATACTGAATTAAAAGAATTAGATGCATCTGTAGGAGATTTCCAGCGTAATGTAGGTAATTATGAAAGTGCATTAGGTGGAATCGGTCAAGGTTTTTCTAGTGTGTTAGAATTGGCAACACCTGCAGGACTTGCTTTAGCTGGTGTAGCACTTGCAATTGAAGGTATTGGTGCATTGGCAGAAACAGTAGCAGAAACAAACCAACAATTAAAAGAAACAAGTCAATTAACAGGATTAACAGGTGATCAATTAACCACGTTTACAAGTCAAGTACGTACAACTGCTAAAGTATTTGAACAAGATTACAAAGAGGTTTTACGATCAGCTAATGCAGTATCAAAAGAATTCGGTATAACAGGAGCAGAGGCAATTGACTTAATTAATAATGGTTTTGTAAGGGGGGCTAATATTAATGATGATTACTTAGATCAATTAAGAGAATTTAGTACACAAGCTAAAGAGGCTAAAATTTCTACAGGTGCATTAAATGAAATAATTGTAAAAGGCGCTCAAGAGGGTGTTTTTGCAGATAAATTAATTGATTCACTAAAAGAGGGTAAAATAAAACTATCTGAATTTAAAAAAGAAACACAAGAGGCATTACAACCTTTAGGAGAGTTAAGAAATGAACAGATAAAAACTGCATTAGCATCTGATGACGTAGGAAAAGCAATACAATTAGTAGCAAAAGGTTTAAAAGAAGTTGATTTAAACGCAAAAGAAACACAAGAACTTATAGCAGGTGTTTTTGGTGGTCCTGGTGAAGATGCAGGGTTAAGGGGTTTAAAATTATTTGCAGACATTGATTTAAAACAAAAGGATATTAATGCAAATTTAACCGAACAACAAAGAAAACAATTAGAAATACTAAAAGTTGAGGAACAATTAGCGAATGCAGAGGTAAGATTAGGAGAGGCGTTTAAAAATAGTGGTAAAGAAATTGGATTGTTTTTTACTCAATTGCAAACTTTAGGAATAGAGGGTATATTATCAGTTATTGAAGATGTTAAAGAAGGTTTTACAGAAGTTGCACCTTTATTTTCAGAGGCAGGTGATGTAATAGATGAATTAGCAGAATCATTAGGTTTAACAGGATCCGGTTTTGTAGATTTCCTTAAAAAGTTTAACCCTATCACTAATGCTATTAAAAATACTGTATTAGTTTTTAAAGTTTTCTTAAATGCTATTATATTTATAGTTGATATAACTAAAACTTATATAGATGTATTAAAAGAATTAGGTAAAGGAGTATTTAACTTTATCACATCCTTTGATGCATTGAATGAAGTTGTAAGTGGTTTTAGTATGTTGTGGTCAGAGTTATTAGGATTCTTTGCACAAACACCACAATTTTTAACAGGATTACAAAATGCATTCTTTGAAACGTTTAAACAGATTAATGCAGTTTTTAGAGGATCATTAATATCTATTCGTGATGGATTAACAGGCTTATTTAATTTAGATTTAGATGCAATTAAAGCAGCACTTGCAAAAGGTGAAAGTAATTTTATTAATGCAGGGGGTGAGATTGCAAAAGCATTTAAAAAAGGTTTTGAGGAACAAGCACCAATTACAACTGCTATTAAATCTGATACTAAAAAAGCAGATGAAGTATTAGTAAAAGCAGGAAAAGAACAAGCAGCTAAAACAGATGCATCATTGAAATTAGCTAAGGATAAACAAGATAAAGCATTAACAGAGAAATTAAAGGCTATTGATGATGCAGCAACAAAAGAAGAGATTGCATTAAAAGATAAGCGTTTAGATGGATTAATTACAGAACAAGATTACCAGGATGAACTATTAACAATCCAATTACGAAGATTAGAGGAACTTAAAGAAGCCCAAGAAAAAGCAGGTATTAGTACATTAGAAACTGAACAACAAATACAAAATGTATTGTTATCTGAACAAAAGAAGGGGGAAAAACTAAGTATTGAACAACAGAAAGCAGCTGCTAAAGAAAGTGAAAAGATTAAAAAAGCAGAGGAAAAGAAAAAATTAAGAATAGAAAAAGAATCTTTAGAAGCAAGAAAAGAACGTGCAAACGATCCATTAGCACAGGCAGGTTTTGATGCATTAGAGGGTAAAATTAAAAATGATTTAGTATTAGCAGGTGTAGTAGCATTTAGGTCCAGTCTTGAAAATGGTGATGATGTACAAACTGCATTACAAAATGGTACAAAAGCAGTAGCAGCAGGACAATTATTTAAGACATTAAGTGGTTTTCACGATGGAGGTTATACAGGAGAGGGTAATGAATATGATGTAGCAGGTGTTGTACATAAAGGAGAGCATGTAATAACAAAAGCACAAACTAATAAATATGGTTTAAAAGGATTAAGTGCAACACAATTAGATAATGCTATTGATACAGGTTATTTTAGACAGTTTGAAAGTACTAATAATGAACTATCTGAACAAATGCAAGTTAATAAGCAAATTGTATTGAACAATAATAATGATGTAGTTGTTAGTGCTATTAATGATTTACCTAAGAAAATGCCAAAAACAGATTTTTCTTTTTATGGTAAGGATTTACAACAAAGAACAAAAACAGGTAATGTAAGTAAAACACAAACCTTTAGAGGTGTAAGATAAGATAAGCTATGTTAGATGGAATGCAAGATTTAAAGGATATGATGCAAGGTTTAAATAAGCAAAACCAAACACATGTAACTTTTGATAATGACAAAGTGATGTTAAAGAAAGAAAACTTAGAAGACGCAGAAGAGATTGTAACAGATGGTAAACATCAAATGCATCTAACTATGAAAAGTGGTAAAGTGATTGTGTTAAAAGATACAAATTTTACACAGTATAAAGAGGCTTGGAATAAATAAATAATAATTATGGGTTTAGATAGTGTAGTATTTAATAAAGAATTTAAGTTTGAACCTCAAAATGCAGAGGGTTTAGACTTAGATTTTTCATATAATCAATTTTCACCTAATCCAAATTTAGTAGCACAATTTGTAATGAAATTGGTATGCAGTCCATCAAATGATCCGATTGCATACACTAAAGAGTGGATTACTAAAAACTCTATATTAAACAACATACCAACTGATTTACGATTAAGTGATGGTTTTGTTTTTAGTGGTCAAACTAAATTAGGCTCACCTCAATCAAATTATGT